GTTCTGGCAGGCATGGCGCTCTTCATAAAAACTTATTACACAGAGTTAAACGACAAGACCTTTGTCTCCCGGCTTTCCCAGTGCGACCCGGACGAAATCAACCGCCGGGGACGGGCAGATTTTTCCACAAGCAACACAGCCCTCCGTTTCGCCCGTGTCATTTTAGAGAAGTATAACGGACAGCGTGGGGGCAGGAAACTCCCTTACCGCTTCCGTGGGTAATCAGATCGGAGGTATGGATATGAAGGAAACAGCAAGTATGGATACTGCGCCCCTTGTTGACATCAGGGACGTATCCGTAGACAAAAATCTTACCAGAGAGGAAAGAGTTGCCGAATTTATCCGGCAGATCAAAAACCCCTACTGTTTCAAGTGCGGCAGGTTTACCGTCCGGGCGCAATTCGCGGAAAACGGTGCTTCGCTGGAGGACTGTCTGAAACGGATTTTAATTTGACGCTTTAAAGCGTTGACTTTCCCATGGGATTATGCTATCATCGGAATTGGAAAAAGAATAAACTGAATAAGGCAAATCCGAATCACTCTTTGATTTATGGGGGAAGTCCGTAAAAAGAAAAGGAGTGATTTTTTAATGCCTGAATACAGAGCAACGGAATACCTGCGGCTTTCCTACTCCATGGACAGGGAGAACGAAAGCGACAGCATTACCAACCAGAAAAAACTGATTGAAGATTTCCTGAAAGGGCATCCGGAAATCGAGCTTGTATCGGAACATGTAGACGACGGCTACAGCGGAATCCTGTTCGACCGGCCCCAGTTCCAGGCCATGATGCAGGACATACGGGAGGGGAAAATTAACTGCGTAATCGTAAAAGACCTCTCCCGCCTTGGACGCGAATACATAGAAACAGGCCGCTACCTCCGCCAGATATTCCCGGCTTACGGCGTCCGTTTTATAGCGATCACGGATGGGATAGATACCGCCCATGAAAACAATGGCGATGACTTGAATATTTCTTTGAAAACCATCCTGAATGACGCTTACTGCCATGACATTTCTGTAAAAACCCGGAGCGCCCTTCTGACGAAGCGGAAAAATGGCGACTTTGTGGGAGCCTGCCCTATATACGGCTATCAGAAATCAAAGGAAAACCACAATCAGCTGATTGTGGACAGTTTTGCCGCCAAAGTGGTGCAGGATATCTTCCGCAAGAAGATAGACGGCTACAGCGCCGCTAAAATCGCGGAAAGCCTGAACCAGTCCGGCATACTCTCCCCGCTGGCCTATAAGGAAAGCAGGGGGCTTCCCCATCCCAGCGGCGGCTTTACTGACAAGGAAAAAACGAAGTGGTCGGCTACCACAATTATCCGTATTCTGAAAGATGAAACTTATACCGGTACACTTGTGCAGGGGCGGCAGACCACCTACAACCATAAAGTAAAAGATTTGGTTGAGAAGCCTTCTGCGGAATGGATACGGACGGAGAACGCGCATGAGCCGATTATACGCAGGCAGGATTATGACCTTGTGCAGAAAATCCTGGGGCTTGACACGCGCACCGCCCCCAACGGCAATAAAGTATATCTTTTTTCCGGCATCCTGATCTGCGGCTCCTGCGGTGCCCGTATGACGCGGAAAACAGTACCTTACAAGAATGGCAAATATTTTTATTATTACTGCCCGACCGGGAAAAAGAACGGATGCACCCACCCGGTCATGCTCCGCGAACAGGATCTGACAGACTGCATTACGGAAAGCCTGAAAGCGCACATCGGGAATGTGGTTTCCCTGGAGGAACTGCTCCGGGACATCAGCGAGGAACAGGTCAACCAGGAACTGATCGCGGAATATAAAGCGCAGCTTATGGAAAATGAGGAGCAGCTTGCCAGCCTGACACGCTTCCAGTCCACCCTGTATGAAAACTTCGTGACGGGGCTGCTGGATAAGGAAGAATATAAATCTCTGAAAAACAGTTACCATGCGGATATCAGCCGCTTGAAAGAAGCAGCTTCTAAACTCCGGGAGGAAATGGACGCTGTAAAAGGAAGCTCCCATGACCGTTTACGGTGGATCCAGCATTTTAAGCGGTTTTCCGGCATGGAAGAAATTGACCGGAGGGCTGTGATCGCTTTGATACAGTCGATCCGCGTTCTGGAAAAAGACGACCTCCAGATTACATTCCGCTACCAGATGGAATACCAGGCGGTTGTGGAACGGCTCTCGGCCCATGCCGCCGCACCGCTGCCCGGACAAAACACCAGGGGAAAGGAGGCCGTATAAATGGCACGGAAAAGCAGAAAAAATACCGCACAGACACCTGCCGTAAAAACTGGCATGAAAGTATGGAAGGCCGCCCTTTATATACGCCTTTCCGTGGAGTTTAACGGGCAGCGCGGGGATTCACTGGAAACACAGAAGAAGATTATGGAATCCTTTGCTGCTCTCCACCCCGATATCCAGGTATCCGGGATCTACACGGATAACGGGATAACCGGACGGACGTTTGAACGTGCGGCTTTCCAGCAGATGTTAGCAGATGTTGAGGCCGGTAAGATTAACTGTATCATTGTTAAGGATTTATCCAGACTGGGGCGAAGCACGATAGACACCGGCTACTATATCGAGAAATATTTTCCTGTCCGGCAGGTACGTTTTATCGCCGTCAATGACCAGTATGACAGTGAAGCAGACCAGAACAGCGGGGAGCATATTATCCTGCCGTTCAAAAACATGGTAAACGAGGCATACGCCGCCGACATCAGCCGCAAAGTCCGGTCGCAGACCCGCCAGAGCATGAAATCCGGCGATTATGTCGGCGCACGTCCTCCCTATGGCTACCGCAAAGATCCGGAGAACTGCCACAAGCTGATCGTGAATGAAGAAACCGCGCCGGCTGTCCGTGACATCTTCCAATGGGCGGCAGACGGGGTATCCCTGAACAGGATTGCCACACGGCTGAATGAGCAGGGGATCATCACTCCCGGATTTTATCTGGTGAAATGCGGCCTGATCAAACCAAGCCGCCTGATGGGAAGCGGGAACTGGCAGACATGGACGATAACAAAAATACTTGCCGATGAAGTTTATGTCGGCGATATGGTGCAGGGAAAAACAAAAACAATAGGCCACAAACAGGTTCCAACGGAGCCGGAGGAATGGATCGTTGTGCGTGATACCCATGAGCCGCTGATCCGCCGTGAATTATTTGAAAAGGTTCAGGAACTGCGCAGGCAGGCAGCCGAAAAAAGCAGAGATCAGACCGGTATCCCTTATACAGAAAATGTCCTGCGCGGCCGTATCTTCTGCGGCCATTGCGGAAAGAACCTCCACCGCAAACGCTCCCATGGGGTATATTATTTCCACTGCATCTCCAACGGCAGGATTGCCAAAGACTACTGCCCCGGCGTATGTTTAAAGGAAACCGACCTGTTTGATATTATCCTTGCTTACATCATGAAGGAAGCAGAAACTGTTATCGGGAATAACTTACGCCTGAAAGAGCAGGATCCCAGAATAGCAGAACGGAAAGCCTCGGCAGAGAAGGAACAGAAACGCCTCCTTGCGTCAGTGGAACAAAACAGAAGCTTCCTCCGAAGCCTCTATGAGAACCTTGTGACGGGCATACTGACCAGCGGGGAATATGCGGAACTGAAGCAGGATTATGAAAGCCGTATAACGGCTGATATGGCGCAGGCGCAGGCTCTGGATGAGCAGCAGAAAGAATTGCAGAAACAGCTGCACAAATTTTCCAGCCTTGCCAAAAAGCTGGCCATGATTGACGGCAATACAAAGCTTACAGCGCGTCTTGTGGATGAACTGATTGAAAAAGTCATTGTCCGGGATCGGCAGAATGTTGAGATCGTTTTCCGCTTCAGATGCGGCTTTGAACAAGTGCGGGAGGTGCTGGCACATGAATAATGCTTCCATGGATTATGTGATCGCCCTTTATGTGCGGCTTTCGATTGAGGATTTAAAGGTGGACAGCCTGAGCATCCAGAGCCAGCTTGCCCTGCTTCACAGCTATGCGGACGATATGGAAGGGATCCCAAATGCCCAGGTGGAAGAATTTATCGACAACGGACACAGCGGAACCAATTTTGAGCGTCCGGCTGTCCAGAAACTGCTTGACCGGGTACGGGCAGGGGAGATCCACTGCATCCTTGTAAAAGATTTTTCCCGATTCGGGCGCAACATGATTGAAGTAGGATACTTTATGGAGCGTGTATTCCCGGTATTCGGCGTCCGCTTTATCTCTGTTGAGGACGGTTTTGACAGCGCACAGCACCAGGGTGATACCGGCGGTATCGGCATGGCTGTAAAATATCTGATCAGTGAATTTTACAGCCGGGATATGTCTGTAAAAACAAGAACGGCCAAATATGTAAAAATGAAGCGCGGGGAATACCAGAGTGTTGTCTGCCCTTATGGTTATCAGAAAGGGGCAGATGGCAGGATGGAAATTGATGAAGAAACCGCACCGAACGTCCGTCTGATTTTCCAGATGGCCCTTGACGGACACGACGCCCACCAGATAGCCGAAGTGCTTTTCCAAAAAGGGATAGTCACTCCGGGCGAATATAAAGCGTCCAAAGGAAAACATTACCATGATGTTTCCAGATGCCAGGGAATATGGCAGCGTACCACAATCCTGCGGATTTTAGGCGATGAACGCTATGCAGGCACTTACATCATGGGAAAACGGAAGGTAAGGGAGATCGGCGGAAGGTGCCTCCATTTAAAAGATGAAAGCGAGTGGTTTAAAATCCCTGACCACCATCCGCCCATTATTGATAAATCCACATATGAGCAGGTTCAGGCAAAGCTGCTGCATTTTAAGAGCGTCAAGAGGAAGGTACACCAGTATCCCCTGCGCGGCAAAGTGTTCTGCGGATGCTGTAAACACGCCATGGGACGCATACCGGCTAAAAAACCCTATTTTATCTGCCGTTATACTTCCGTTGACAGCATGTCGCCGTGCCACGGTATGCGGATCCTGGAAGCGGAACTGGAAAGCCTGATCTACGAAATCCTTTTAAAGCAGGCAGGCATTATTTTAAACATTGACAGTCTTTCCGTAGCCGGCGGCCTGGATGTCCAGCTTGCGGAGCAGACAGAATACCAGAACCGGATCCGGCAGTGCCAGACAGAAAAACGCCTGCTTTATGAGCGCTTTCTTCTGAAAGAGATTGACAAGGACAGCTATCTGGAACAGAAATCCGTGTGTGATAAAGAATTAAACCGTCTGAAGCAGGCACATTCCGCGCTCTCTGCGGAGATCAGCCAAAAGCAAATGGATAGCGACACAAAATCACAGCTGAAATCCATTGCCAGTGATATTAGTGGCGCGGATGGTCTGACGGAGACGTTTGCTAATGTGCTGATTGAAAGGATTAGCGTATTCCCAGACAGCCAGATAAAAATTGAATGGAAAATGAAAGATTTTTGCAGGGAGATTTCCTGAATGGAATAAGGAGGCTGACAATGAACAGAGAAAAAGTATGGCTTTACTGTCGCATAGATAAAGGCGGTAATATGAGTGAAGAACTGCTGGAAACACATAGGTATCGCCTTGAAGAATATGCAGCGGAGCATGGATTATCTATCATGGGAATTTCCAGAGATATACAGAATGGCATAAATTTTGACCGTCCCGGCCTGCTGGAAGTAAACCGGGCAGTTGAAGAACATCTGGTGGATATCGTTCTTGTATTCAATCTTAATCGCCTTTGCCGGCACACTGAGGACATGATCCGATACTGGAACTTCCTCAAGCAGAACGAAGTCCGCCTCTGTACAGTGGCAGACGGTTTTGTGAATCCGATTATGGATTCAGGGATTGCGACAGCATAAAAAGCACCTGAAATGAAAGCAAAAAGACTGGCCGGGCGGGTTTGTCCTTTGCGGATAACCTGTCCGGCCAATAATCTGATAAATTTTTTAGTTTGTGCTTGACATACGGGTGCCTTAAATCGTGGATTCTAATGCGCTTTACCCCTGCTTTTCCTGCCCCTCTCGTCATTTCATGGTGCAGGAAACTTTTTGTCAGATGAAAGATACGGTCAGTCGGGAGAAGTCCGTACAGCCTGCCGAGATACTCTTTTAATTCCTCACACAAAAAGTTCGGCATACTGACATTGCGCTTGCTTTTCGGTGTTTTGGGGTCTGTTATCACATCTTTTCCCTCTAACCGCTGATAAGATTTTGTTATCCGAATGACCTTGTTATCAAAATCTATATCCTGCGGCGTGAGTGCTAAAAGTTCGCCAACACGCAAGCCACACCAGTATAAAATTTGAAATGCTTGATAGGAATATGGCTTGTCTTTTACTGCTTCAATGAATTTCAGATATTCCTCTTTCGTCCAAAAAAGCATTTCCTCTGCTTTCCCTTTCCCAAGCGGTCCGGCTTTGACAACGGGATTGCTCTTTAATTCGTAGAACCGCACCGCATGATTAAATAATGCGCTCAATTCAGATTGCAGAGTTTTCAGATAAGTCGGCGCATAGGGCTTCCCTTTTTCATCACGATAGGAAATCTGCTCATTCTGCCACTGGATAATATCTTTTGCACGAATATCGTACATTTTCTTGTTCTCAAAGTATGGTAGTAATTTTGTGCGTAAGATATGCTCCTTTGTCA